AAAATAAAATGTGGCATAGAATAACAGACTTTTTTAATGTAGACTTTCATAAAAAATATGGTGAAGGTACAAAGTATGACCTTGACTATGGAAAGTTATTAATAATTGCATTATGTATTTACATAGCAGTCAAGGTGTAGTATAATGTGGGGAAATGAAGATATAAAGTATATGATACTTACGTTGTTTGCTTTTGTATTCTTTGTAGGATATGTGAGTTTAGCATGAAAATAAAAAAGATAAATCCTATTGCCAAAGTATTAATGCTTTTTAATAAGCAGGTAGTACAAAATAAAAAAGGTAAAGGTTCATACAAAAGAAAGGAACGATATGGAAAACCTAGAACCAAGTAAACCTAACAGGAAAAAGTTTGATATGGACTTGAAGTATGGTAAGGTGAGAGAAAAACTTGTGGCAGATATGTTGCAGGACAAAAAGATAGAAGTCAAATCTGAAAGAGATGTATGGCAGAAGACAGGCAACATTGCCATAGAGTATCAGTCATATGGAAAGCCTAGTGGTATCCAAACTACTGAAGCAGATTATTGGTTTCATAATTTATGTATAGGTAAGGAAGTGTTCTGTACTTTAGTATTTGATATTAATAGTTTACGTAAGATTATTGATAACTTAGATTACAAAAAGAGTGTGTCAGGTGGTGACCATAATGCAAGTAGAATGTATCTACTAAACTTGCAGAAGTTATTTTCATCTGATGTAATCAAAACATTTAAAGGAGAACCAAATGGATGATTAAAAAAGTTTTAAAGGATAAGAAGTATAGACTACTACGAAAGTGGGAAGTCACAGTAGTAGAAATAAATAGAAATACTTATGTTGTAAGTGCTAACAATAAGTGGGAAGCAATGGACAACATGGAGTCAATGGAGAAGCCTACCTTAACAGAGAATTTAGATTCTGTTGTTGAGGTAGTAAAGAAAATTAATTATTCATAGGTGGATTATGGAAGAAAGGTATGATGATTTCATGGCAAGAAAAATAAGAGAAGCACAGGCTAATGAACAGTCTGATAATAAAGAAATGAACTTTATTCAATATGGAAAGGATGAGCATGAAGTATATCTTGCACCTCATCTAGTAGATAAATTATCTACAGAAGAGGACATGGTAAATAATCCTACTCATTATAATAAATCAGGCATAGAATGTATTGATGCAATTCAATCAATGACTGATGAAGGCTTTGAGTATTATCTACAAGGTAACATTATGAAATATCTGTGGAGATATAGATATAAAAATGGTGTTGAAGACTTGAAGAAAGCAGAGTGGTACTTACATAAACTAATAAAGATAAGAGATGGTCATGGCTAATCTTTGGGATAACGACAGAAAAAAATTGTATAAAGAAATTTATGAAGAACTAATTCAAGAAGGTTATACACCACAGGAAGCAAGAAAGTATGCTAAACATGAGGTGGCAGACAAGATTGATAGTGACACAGACTTTATAAATGATATAATAAAAAAGGAGTATGGAGATGAGTGAACAAAGAAATGAATTTAGTGGATTTGTAGATGGCGAACACATTGAGTGTGTTATATCTTATGATGACAGTAGAGACTTATATGAATGTATAGTTGCACATGATGGTAAGATAGATAATAAGTTTTATTCTATTAAGAGAAGTGCAATGGAAACTATTGCAAAGGTACTAACAAAATGGAAGGAATGATATGAGTGAGTCAAAGGTAATAAAGAAAGGTAGTTGTGACAGGTGTGGTTCATCTGATGCAAATGTATTATATGAAGGTGGAACTAAGTTTTGTTTTTCATGTAGAACTTATTCAAAAGGAGAAGATATGGAACAAGTACAGAAGCCTATATCTATAAATAGTAATCATCAAAATTTTAGTAGTGGAGTTGTAGATGGCATCCCTGATAGAGCAATCAAGAAAGAGACTGCAAACTTTTTTAATGTCCAAGTATTACACGATAGAGATAACAATGTGGTTAAGCATATATATCCTTATTACGACATTAATAATAGTCACGTAGGAAATAAGATTAGACTTGTATCTAATAAAGGTTTCTCTTCAGAAGGTAACTTACCTAGAGCAACTATGTTTGGACAGAATAAGTTTCCTCAAGGTGGTAAGTATCTTACTATATGTGAAGGTGAGATAGATGCAATGTCTGCCTATGAGTTACAGGGTTCAAGATGGGCAACTGTTTCAATCAAGAATGGTTGTCAGTCTGCACTCAAAGATATTAAGGCAAACTATGACTACATAAATAAGTTTGATAAAGTAGTATTATGTTTTGATAATGATGAGCATGGTAAAAAAGCAGCCATCAAGGTTGCTCAAATATTTGAACCTAACAAGTGTCTTATTATGGACATGAGATACAAGGATGCTAATGAGTATCTTGTGCATGGTAAGAAGCAAGAGTTTACTCAAGACTTCTGGAACGCAAAGCCTTATACTCCTGCAGGTATACATAACCTTGCAGATATTTCCTCTAGGATATATGCAGAGGATGATACTGAAACTTGTTTATATCCTTATGATGGATTGAATGAGAAACTTTATGGTATCAGGACAGGAGAACTTGTTACGTTTACTGCAGGTACAGGAGCAGGTAAGTCATCTATGATGAGAGAATTAATGCATCACTTACTTACTAATACAGAACATAACATAGGTGTATTCTCTCTTGAAGAAAATATTACTAGGACTATGTTACATATCATGTCAGTAGAAGCAAGTGACAGATTGTATATTAAGGAAGTACAGAAGAACTATACACTAGAGCAGTTACAAGAGTTTGAGAAAAAGACTATAGGTACAAGAAGGTTCTATGGCTTTGACCACTTTGGTAGTATTACTACTGATGAGATACTTAACAGAGTAAGATATATGGTCAAGGCATTAGACTGTAAGTACATTATTATTGACCACCTATCCATACTTGTTTCAGGTATTGAAGGTGAAGATGAGAGAAGAAACATTGACCAACTGATGACCAAGTTACGTTCACTAGTAGAGGAAACAAGATGTGCAATGTTACTTGTGTCTCACTTGAGAAGAGCAAGTGGAGATAAAGGACAGGAGCAAGGTAAGGAAGTGTCCTTATCAATGCTTAGAGGTTCACACTCTATTGCTCAAATATCAGATGCAGTTATTGCACTAGAGAGAGACCAACAAGCAGAAGACCCTACACTAGCGAATACAACTACTGTCAGGGTATTAAAGAATAGATATGCAGGTGAGACAGGTATCTCTGCTTACCTACTATATGACAAGGACACAGGAAGATTAAAAGAGATTGAGAATCCTCTTGAGTCAGACAACCAATCAGATGTAGAGGACTTTTTATGAGAAAATTTGTAGTAGATATTGAGACTGATGACATTAAAGCAACTGTCATTCATTGTATTGTTGCCAAAGATATAGACAAAGGAGATGTTTTATCTTGGCATGGTGATACTCTGAAAGACTTTGCTAAGTGGTGTGAATCTGTAGATATATTTATTATGCACAATGGAATATCTTTTGATGCACCTATACTTAATAGGTTGACTGGTAGTAAGATAAAGCTATCACAAGTAAGAGATACACTTATCCTTTCACAACTCTCTGACCCTGTGCTAGAAGGTGGTCATTCACTCAAGGCATGGGGAGAGAGATTGGGATTTGGAAAGCTAGACTATAACGACTTCTCACATTTCAATGAAGAGATGTTAGAGTATTGTATCAAAGATGTTGAGTTGACATATAAATTATATATGCATTTACTACCTACACTAAAAAAATATTCTAAGAAGAGTATGCTTCTTGAACACCAAGTTAGAGCAATAGTAAATAAGCAGGAAGAGAATGGTTTCAAGTTAGATATAGAACAAGCAGATAAATTATGTGCAAAGCTTGAAGAAGAAGCAGACAAGATAGAAAAAGATTTACAAGAAATATTCCCACCTATTACTACTGAAAGATATTCAGAGAAGACAGGTAAGAAACTAAGTGATAGTGTGGAAGAGTTCAATCCTAACTCTAGACAACAAATCTCAAAGAGATTAATAGAGAAAGGTTGGAAACCTGAGAACCTTACACCTACAGGGCATCCTATTGTTGATGAAGGAACATTAAAAAGAATTAAAAATATTCCTGAAGCACTACAGATTGCTCATTATCTTCTATTGCAGAAGAGAGTTTCTCAGATTAAGTCTTGGATAAACGTAGTCCAAGAAGATGGCAAGGTGCATGGTAGAGTTATGACACTAAAAGCAATTAGTGGAAGAATGGCACACAACTCTCCAAACATGGCTCAAGTTCCTGCTTCCTATTCTCCCTATGGTAAGGAATGTAGGTCAGTTTGGATACCTACCAATAGTAAATATATATTACTGGGTTGTGATGCATCTAGTCTAGAACTTCGTTGCCTTGCTCATTACATGGGCGATTCCAAGTTTACAAAGGAAGTAGTTGAAGGTGACATACATACTGCCAATCAGAAGGCTGCAGGTCTGAAGACTAGAGACCAAGCAAAGACTTTTATCTATGCTTTAATATATGGAGCAGGTCCTGATAAGATAGGACAGATAGTTGGTGGTGGTAAGACTGAAGGTAAGAAGATTATTAATAAGTTCATGTCCAATATGCCTTCTCTTAAAACCTTGCGTGATAAGGTTGACAGAGTTGCAAAGAAAGGACAGATAAGAGCTATTGATGGTAGACTACTAAAGGTCAGACAGTTTCATGCTTCAATGAACCTACTCTTGCAAGGAGCAGGTGCAATCATTTGTAAGGAATGGTTACGACAAATAACTTTCAAGGTGCAACAGGGATATGATTATAGACTTGTTGCATCTATCCATGACGAATACCAATTTGAAGTTCGCAGAGACCAAGCAGAAAGGTTTGGTGATATGACTCAACAAGCAATGAAACTTGTAGAGAAAGAACTGAATGTTCAATGTCCTTTGGATAGTGAATATAAAATTGGAAAAAATTGGTATGAAACACATTAAGGTGTTGACATACTAATTATTATATAGTATAATTCGTTATATTTTAATAGCAACTAAGTTTGCACTAACAAAACTAAGGAGAAAAATAATGCCAGTATTAAATGGTAAAGCCTATTGGGCATCAATATCTAATCCAAACACTACATTCGAGCCTGTTTGGAGTATCGATTTAGCTGTTGATTCAGCTAATAAAAAGAAGGCAATCGAGTCAGGTCTTGCAGTTAAGAACAAGGATGACGAGAGAGGAGACTTCATTACCTTTAAGAGGAAGGTAACTTCCAAGAGTGGTAATGCAAATAATCCACCTTCTTTAAAAGACTCTGAAAAGAGAGATATAAAGGGAACATTAGTAGGCAATGGTTCTGATGTTAATGTTCTCTACAAGACGTATGAGTGGAACTATGCAGGTAAGAATGGTATTGGAGCAGACCTTCAGGCAGTCCAAGTCATTAACCTTGTAGAGTATTCAGAAGGTGAGGACTTTGACGTTGTACCTGATGGGTATAAGTCAGGTAATGACCTTGACTCTGATGAGATTCCTTTCTAAATTAAGCTTAATGCTGAAGTGGGTTGTGGTTGGTGGGATTTTTATAAAGGAATGTTATGAGTAAAAAAGTAGATACACTAGTTCAAGATATATATAGAACTATTGATGAAGGTTTGGACAAGCGAACAACTGATAAAGAGTTTCTTCATACCTTCAGTAAGAATATCATGGAGTCTATTAATAAGTTTCTATTTGAGAAGAGAGATGATGTAAAGACATTACGTCTTTCTCAAATAGGAAGACCTGATAGACAACTATGGTATGATATTAAATCAGATATAGAACCTAAAAAGATTGACGCAAAAACTAAGATAAAGTTTTTATATGGAGAAATCCTTGAGTCTCTTCTTATTCTTTTGGCAGAAGCTTCAGGACATAACGTATCTGAAATGCAGAAGATGGAAGAAGTAGATGGAGTCAAAGGTCATAAAGATTGTAGAATAGATGGTACTCTAGTAGATATAAAGAGTGCATCATCCTATAGCTTCAAGAAGTTTAAGGATGGTTCTCTAGCTACTAATGACCCTTTTGGTTATATGTCACAGATAAGTGCCTATGCAGAGAGTGCAGGTGATAACTCTGCAGGTTTCCTTGCAGTAGATAAATCTACAGGAGAACTTGCATATATGCCTGTCGAAAGTATACAGATGATAAATGCTTCAGATAGAGTGAAACATTTAAAAGATGTAGTCAAGTCTTCTTCTCCACCACCTAAGTGTTATCCTGATGAACCTGATGGTAAGTCAGGTAATATGAAACTTGCAATAGGTTGTGTGTTCTGTGGATACAAGGAACATTGTTGGTCTGATGCTAATCAAGGCAGAGGACTAAGGAAGTTTAAATATTCTACAGGGATACGTCACCTTACACAGGTTCATAAAACACCTGATGTAGAAGAAGTTACAAATGCCTTCGCATAAATTTCGTTCCAATTCAGAGTATAATACTTATTGCTTTCTGAAGGAAAATAAGGTATCATTCAAATATGAAAAGCTAACTATAAAGTATGAGTGGTTAGAGTCCAAAAAGTATATACCTGATTTTGTTTTAGACAATGGGATTATCCTTGAAGTAAAAGGAAGATTCGTATTAGAGGACAGAAAGAAACATCTGTTTGTAAGAAAGCAGTGTCCTCATTACGACATTCGTTTTGTATTTGATAATCCTAATAGGAAACTATACAAAAATGGAAGGATGACTTATGCAATATGGTGTGAGAAACATGGGTTTAAATATTGTAAAGCTAGTAGTGGGATACCTAAAAGTTGGATAACAAAATAAAAACAAATGTAAATTTTGTTGTTGAGGAAGAGGTCTTCAAAGAGAGAAGCACTCCTGAACAGACAATGTATATGTGTGTAATACTACAGGCTTTACTAGATGCAACTAAACCTACATACAAAGATGAACCTGAAACATCTATACTTGAAAGAGACAGGGCAAAGGCTTGGTTCTTTGCTTCTGTAGGTGTTACATCAGAAGACTTTAAGATGGTGTGTGACTATGCTAATATAGATTATAATTATATGAGAGAGTTCGCATTTAAAGTTTTAAAATCAGGAGAGATACAATATACAAGAAAACGAATCAACGCAGTGTTAGGACATTAAAATGAAAAGCAACTTATTACCAACAGACTACCAAAACTTTATTGCTCTATCTAGATACGCAAGATGGAAGGAAGACGAACAAAGAAGAGAAACTTGGACAGAGACTGTTTCAAGATACTTTGACTATATGCAGGGATTGCATAGTAAAACTTTAACAGATTCTATTAGAAACAAACTAGAAGAAAAGATACTAGGTCTAGAAGTTATGCCTTCTATGAGAGCATTAATGACTGCAGGACCTGCTCTTCAGAATTGTAATGTAACTAGCTACAACTGTAGTTACATACCTGTAGATTCGCCTAGAGCCTTTGACGAGTGTATGTATATTCTTATGTGTGGTACAGGTGTAGGTTTCTCAGTTGAAAGAAGTAACGTAGATAAACTTCCTATTGTTAATGAACACTTTGAAGATAGCTCTACAATTATAAAGGTTGCTGACTCTAGACCCGGTTGGGCAAGAGCATTAAGAGAATTAATATCTTTATTATATGTAGGTCAGATACCTACAATAGATGTATCTGAAGTAAGACCTGCAGGAGCTAAGTTAAATACTATGGGTGGTAGAGCATCAGGACCTGAACCTTTCCTTAATCTATGTAAGTTTACTATAGATAAGTTTAAAGATGCAAAAGGCAGAAGACTTTATCCTATTGAGTGTCACGATATAATGTGTAAGATTGGACAGGCAGTAGTTGTAGGTGGTGTAAGACGTTCTGCCCTCATCTCTCTATCTAACTTAAATGATGACCAAATAAGACATTGTAAATCAGGAGAGTGGTGGGATATACCTGAAGAAAATATAATAAGAAATGGTCAAAGAGGTCAAGCTAATAACTCTGTTGCCTACAGAGATAAACCTGATATAGGAACATTTATGAAAGAATGGTTGTCTCTATATGAATCTAATTCAGGTGAGAGAGGTATCTTTAATAGACAGGCAGCAAAAAATAAAGCTAAAGAAAATCGTAGACGAGATGCTAAACATGAGTTTGGTTGTAATCCTTGTAGTGAAATCATTCTTAGACCTTATCAGTTTTGTAATTTAACTGAGGTTGTATGTAGAGTTAGTGATACATTAGATACTTTAAAAGAAAAAATAGAGGTTGCCACTATATTAGGTACATTCCAATCAACACTTACTAACTTTAAATACCTACGTAAAATATGGAAGCAGAATACAGAAGAGGAAAGACTGTTAGGAGTTTCTCTTACAGGTATACTTGACTGTCCTATTCTTTCACCTGACAATGGTGCATTAGAAGGAATTTTAGAAGAGCTTAGAGAAGTTGCAGTACAAACAAATAAAAAATATGCTAAGATACTAGGCATACCTCAGTCAACTGCTATTACTTGTGTCAAGCCTAGTGGTACTGTCAGTCAGCTAGTTGACAGTGCATCAGGTATTCATGCAAGACATAGTGAATACTACATAAGAACTGTTAGAGCAGGTAACACAGACCCACTCACACAGTTTATGAAAGATGTGGGTATTCCTTCAGAACCTTCTGTAGGTATTGAACACGCAACCACAACTGTTTTTAGCTTTCCTACCAAGTCTCCTGAAGGTGCTATCACTAGGACAGAGATGACTGCCATTGAGCAGTTAGAGTATTGGTTAATCTTTCAGAGACATTGGTGTGAACACAAACCTTCTGTTACTATTTCTGTTAAGAAGGATGAGTGGATGGAAGTAGGTGCATGGGTTTACAAAAACTTTGATGAGGTATCAGGTATTTCCTTCCTTCCTTTTTATGACCATGTTTATAAACAAGCACCTTACCAAGATGTAGAGAGAGAAGAATACTTAGAGTTAAAAAATATAATGCCTAAGTCTATTGATTGGTCTAAGTTATCAGAGTACGAGAAAGAAGATACAACTACAGGTAGCAAAGAGTTTGCCTGTGTAGCAGGTTCATGTGAAATTGTGGATATAACATGATAGGAAGTGAATTTGGAGACTTTCCAAACTGGTGGCAATGGTGGTTGCTTGGTGCAATCACTGTTAACACTATCTTTAATTCAATAGTATTTTTTAGAGGAAGAAAGGTATTTAAAAAGAATCATGGCAACACTAATATGTAACCTACCATCAAACAAAGTATGGGTTAGAAAAGAATATCTAAGAGACTTCAAGGATGGACATGGAGAATTTGTAGAAGGTAATTGGGTGACTGCTAAGTCTATTCCGGGCAGAGCTTTCTACTTTGA